CCCAGTCACGATCAGGAGGCATGACGGGTGGAGTCCAGGTGACATCTCTGTCGGCGTGGGCGTCCGGCGCGTGTGGCGGCGTGGCTGGGGAGGTTTGGTTCTATTTGGCGAGGGTCACCAGCTCGAGTTGTGATCGAGCTAGCGATACAGATACGGAGTCTCGGTTTTCGTCGGTGGGGGGTGTTTCGTTGCGGAGTTGGACGACTGTTGCGGGGTTGGCGGGGTAGGCGACGACTGACACGTCGAACAGTTGGGCTTCTCGGATTATCCGGTGGGTGAAGTCGTCGTTCCATTCCTGTCTCAGCGCCCGGAAGGCGAGGCTCATCTGGTCGATGTCTTCGCGTCTCATTGCTGATGTGAGGCCGGCAACGATGGGGCTTTGCCCGTCGAGGGTCGATTCGACTCTGAGTCCGACCTTGTCCGATTCGAGGTCGAGGGTGGTGGCGTCAACCGACCGGCGGCCGAGTGGCACTCCTGCGGCTGTTCGGGAGTCGTGGTTGATGAGGAGCCTGACGTCGTCTCGTTCGTCGACGCTCTTGTCGCAGGACCCGCGTGAGAATTCTTCTGTCCAGCCCCATGGCGGACCGCCGAACACGTCGTATTCGACTTCGTAGATGGTGGCGTACCCGTCGATGATCGGGTTGCCTTCGTCGTCGGCGCGGATTTCGATCGACCGGCCGCCGCGTCGGTCTTCGGTTCTGGCGTTGCGGTGGGTGAGGATCACGTCGAACCCGGGGACAGGGTCGGCGAGTTGGTCGGCTCCGAACGCGTTGTTGAGTCTTTCGACTACTTCGGCCGGAAGGTTTCTGAGGTCACGAGGCACTTGCTGCTCCTTCGTCGGTTTCTAGGGGGAACGCCCGGTATGGCGGCCACAGGTAGTCGTCGCCGTCTTGGTCTTCTGCGATCGGTGTGAGGTCTTCGAGTTCGCGGACTTCGTTGCGGTTCTTCCATCCGGCGCGGATCGCTGAGTCGTGGGCCCGGTAGCGGTTGGCGAGGTCGACTCGGACGAGGGCGTCGACGTTGAATTTGGCGAAGCGTCCCGGTCGGAGCAGTTTGGTTAGGGCGTTCTCGAGTCGGATGACCCACTGGCCGATCGGGTAGACCAGTCGTGCTATTTGGCGTTGTTCGACGTTGGCGTATGTTTGGGAGGCTCCGGAGGATTCGCCGATGTCTTCTGGTCTGAGTCCGAAGATGGTGGCGATGATCGCCCGGTTTGCTTTGATGGTGTCTAAGAACTGTGATTCTTCGGGGTTGATTTGGATGGCTTCGTATTTCCAACCGTCGGCCATTACTGCTGGTTCTCGGTTTCCGCTGGTCGCTGCTTTGAAAACGTTTTTGACCTTTTGGGCGCCGGCGGCGTCGGTCTTTTTTTCGTTGGTGAGGATGGCTGAGGGGTGGCCGCCGTCGGCGAACCAGTCCGAGGCGAATTGTTGGGCGACTTTGCCTAGTCCGATGGTGTCGGCGACGTATGTGATTGGGGACAGTCCGATTGGGGATCCGGGGAACGTGTAGCCGGTGGTCCGCCAGTACTCGTCGGGGGATAGGGTGACTCCGTTCCATCTCACTTCGAGCTGGCCGAGTTTGCCTTTTCTGCGGACGTGCACTTCGTCGGGGTGGAGGATCTCCGTTTTGAGGGGGTAGAGGAGGTCGTCTCGTTCGGTGATGAGTCCCCAGCCGTTGCCTCGGAGCAGTTTCGAGATGAGCGACTGGCGCCAGACAGCGTCCGAGTCGAGGAGGTCGTTGGGTTCGGACAGTAGGGGGGAGGGGTCTTCTTCTTTGACTGGTCTCCCCGACGTTTTGCGGAATTCGTCGAGGGGGAGCGTTGAGATGAGATCGGCGATGAGGTTGGCTGAGCTCCACACGGCGGAGTGTCGGAGGGAGCTTTCCGCGGAGATGAGCAGCGGCGAGTCGTAGCCTCGGCCGCGGTTGCGTCCTTCGCGCAATGCGAGGAGGGCCTCAGAGAGTGTGGCCGAACGTTGTTCTGCTGGGAGTGCGAGGTTTCTGAGGATGCTCATTGCGGTCTACGCCGCAACGGACCTGCTAACGCTATCCCGAAAACGATCGATGCGATCCCGGCGGTGAACCCGGCGGCGGCGATCCCGTAGCTGATGTAGATGGCACCGACGATCAGGATGGTCCCGAGGACTTCGAGTGCTGAGGAGAGTTTCTGGTTCAAGTTTTCCTCCGGTTTTAGAAGACCGAGTCGGCTGGGTCGGTTTCGGGTTCGACCGATGTGGCAGCCCAGACGGCTGCGGTGGCGGCGACCAGAGGAGAAATGTCGATAGAGGACCTGCGTCTATCCCATGTCCACGTGTCGCCTCTGGGACGGGTCGCGGCGTTGGCGGCGGCGGCGTTGAGGGCTGGCTGGTCTCGGTGTGCCAGGCCTGGCTCTGGTTCCTCGTTGGTTTCGGGGTCTGCGGAACGGACTAGGTCGTAGAACTCTGGTGTGCCTTCGACGCCGTCCCAGTCGACAACTTCGACTTCGGCTTCTTTGAGGTCTTTGATGAGGCTGGACGCTGGAGCGTTTTTGGTTTGTACCGCTACAGACCACTGTTTCCGGTGGGGGTGTTCTGGGTTGGTGAACCATGGGACTACCCATTCGAGGCCTTCGCCGGTGGCGACTATTTCGACGTGGGGAATCCCGTCGGTGCGGAATCCGGCGATTGCGACGTGGGCGAGGGACCGATCCCAGGAGACGTCGACGCTGGCTGTAATGTTCGCTTCTGGTGGGATTTCCGATTTTGGGTCGGCGCAGGCTTCCCATGTTCCGGCGGGGAAGGGTCCTTCGGCGGTGTGGTCGAGGAATTGGCAGAGGACTTCCATGCGGAACACCCATTCGGGGTCGGTTCTCATCGCGGCGAGGATTGCCCGTTCTGTGATCCCGTGGCCGAGGGAGGGGTTGGCTTGGGCCCAGCCTTCCCGGTCGTTTATTGGTGATCCTGGAGGGGCGGACCATTCGAAGATTGCGAGCGAGTCGTCGTCTACGTCGGTGCCTTCGGGGTCGGGTTCGTCTTCGATGGAGAGACCGTCGGGGTCGCCTAGGGCGATGTGGGCGAGTTTGCGGAGGTGTCGGAGGACTATTGATGCGGCGTCGCCGGCGTTGGACGCTCCCCAGATTTGTGCGTGGGCCCGGGCCATGGTGGTTTTGGTGACTGCACCCCAGGCGTCCCAGGATTGGTGTTCTCGGAGTTCGTCGAGGAGGACCAGGTCGCCGGAGAGTCCACGTCCTCCGCGTCGGGACGAAGCTGCGACTTTGTAGCGTTGGCCGCCGACGAGCCGGAGAGCCTTTTTGCCGTTGGTGCGGTCGACGTGTTCGATTTCGTCTTTGAGTTCGTCGACGGAGTTGGCCAGTTGGACTGCGACTCCCCATTGTTCTTCGGCGACGTCGAGGTTTTGGGCGGTGCCGATGGTGAGGGGCCGGCCGAAAACGTACATCCACCAGAGGGAGAGGATGGCGAGGATCATGCTTTTGCCGTTTTGGCGGGCGACGAGAAGGATGAGAGTTCGGAACCGGAATTCTGTGGTGTCGGGGACCAGCTCGAGAGCGTGGATGAGTAGCCATTTCTGCCATGGCCACAGTGAGATCCCGAGGATGTGTTCTGCGAATTCGATTACTTCGAACCCTGCTGATGTTTCTGGTGTGAGTTTGCGGAGTGGCGGGGTCCAGATCCTGGGCGTTTCGTTACCCAGCAGCACGGCCGCCTCTTATGGCTCGGAGGTTGGCGAGCTTCGACGGGCCCTGGTCGGGTTTGATGTCGAGTCTGCTTCGGGCCATTGGGGTGAGTCCGAGTTGTTCGGCATAACGGAGAAACATTGGGATTGTCACGTTGTCCATTGGGGCGTTGGCCGGTCGGTGGTCGATCCCGTCGATAGTGGCGGCGAGGTCCAGTAGTACTGCTACTGCTGGTTTGTCGAGGGGGGTTAAGTGGTCGGCTGTTTCGACCGCTGATCGAGTTGCTTCGAACACTGCCCCTTCGACCTTGACGGTGTTGCGTGGTCGGGGCGGTCTCGGCGGTGGGCCATTTTCGACGAGGGCGATTATCGCGCTCCGGCCAGCTCCGTTGGGGACGGTGTGGTTGAGCGACTCGGCGTATTCGCGCCATGCCTTCGTTGTGGCGCCCTTACCCGATCGGGGCGGGGCTATCGCTGACGACTGGTTTACCCGGTCTACCCATGTGAGCCGGCTCATGATGTCGCGCAGGATTCGAGAAAGGCGGTGACGTCTGTGCTCCATGGGCCGTGGCGGGCAACGACGGCGTTGAACTCTTCGATGTCGTGGGCGCGAATTCTGAGCTCACCGGTTTCGGTATCGACGTTGAAGTGGCAGAGCTCGTGGTCGACGAGAGCGACTCGGGCCGGTGGTGGAGCATCGTCCCACTGTTCGAGTGCGATCTCCATAACGAAAAAGGAGTAGTCACTTTCGGTTGCTTCGAAAAGGTCGTCGGTGGCTTCGCCGGCGGCGGCGGCGACTAGGAATGCATTGAGGCCGAGCACTCGGACGGCCCGACCCAGGACGATGCGGTTGCGGGACCTCGAGGCAGGGGATCGGAACACATACACAATCGGGGCGGCGATGAGGTGCTGGTGGTGTTCAGCGATGAGAGCAGAAGCTGTTGCTGCCACGGTCGGTGCGGGTAGGTAGGTTGCGGACCCCTCGGATCGTGACTGGGAAAC